TGCCGATTCAAATGTCCATCTAGCAGAAAGTTTTCTGCTTTTTGCTTCAACAGTTTGTTTTAACACCTGAATGTTTAATCTGTTACCTGGCGCACCTTCAAGTGAAGCAGTAGCCGCCGCTTTCGCGTTAGCGTTTGCTAATTCATTACCTGAATATGCGTTAGCAATAGTGAATGGAGATAATGCTTCATCACCTGCAACAATACCTGCTGTACTGTTAGCGTCTGCATATCTCACTCTTAAAGTGTGGATTTGACCAACTGGACCTGTCATAGGTTGTACACCTACGATTTCGTTTGCAATTACAGTTGGCATTACACGTCTAATTACTGGTAGAATGACTCTGTTAAGAGTTGCTACGTTACCGGCACTTGTTGCGCCAGCAGTTGCTTGTTCTGCCAAGTATTTGCGTGTATTTTCTAGAGTAACATCCATCACTTTTGATCTTGTGCCGTCTAAACCTTCCATTAAAGCGGATTTAGTTTCAGCCCATTTATTTTCAATTAGTGTATTTGACATTTTAGTTTCCCCTTAAATACCTGCTAATTTTCGCATCTGTTCGATGCCTGCATCAACTTCTTTTGAATTTTCTTCAACTTTATCTCCAGTAACTTCAGTTCTGTTTTCGTTGAGAATTTTTGCTCTCTCCTTAACATCATTGTCCATTACTGCTGGTAGATACTTGCTGAAAGATTCTTTCAATTTAGAAGTTTTCACAGTTTGAAGTAGATCTGACATCACTTCACGTTTCTCTCCTGATAGAGGTGACATGATTTGATCCATGACCTTGCTTCGCTCCAGTTGATCTTTGGCTACTTCAACTTCTGTATCTTTAGCCTCAATCACCTTGTCTTTTTCTGAAAGAAGTTTGTTAGCGGATTCTAACTCTGCATCTTTCGCCGCCATTTGTTTGATCAGTTGATTTACTTCGCCTTTTTCATTCAAATAACTGCTGGTGTATTCACTTGCGAACGCTTCGAACATTCTTCTTCCGAAGTTGTTCTCTCTGCTCTTAGTAATATCTTCTTTTAGTTGTGCAAGTTCTTTTTTAAGTACTGCGCCAACTGTTGTTTCAACTACTTTTGCTGAACGTTTAACAAAGTTCGCTTTCATTTCAGCATACTTTTTCTTTGCTTCAGCAACAAGTTTGACCTTAGTTTCCACTACGTCTTTCTTGTCTTGATCAAATTCTTTGATCTCTTCAGCAAGTTTAGTCACCACAAACTCTTCTAATTTAGCAAAGTTTTCAGCGACTGTTTGTTTGTCTGCTTGTAATTCAGCGATTTCTTTCTTAAGTTGTTCGAAAACAAATGATTTCAAAACGTTAGCATGTTCGCCAATGGACTTTTTATAGTTCACACGTTCTTTTGCAAGAAGTTCTTTGTCTTCTTTGAATTCCGCGATCTCTTTAGCCAGTCCCTCTTTGATCATTTTGTCAAGTGATTCAACCATTACGCCTTTATCGTGCTCGTATCTTTTAGCAAATTCGGCACGAAGTTCAGCCTCGATATTGTCACGTGTTTCTTTTATTTTAGATTCCCATGCTTCTTCGATAGCCTTTTTAGTGTCGCCATTGACAACATCGCTGTTTAACAATGGTTCTAGTGCTTCTAACATATCGGTTTCTCCTCTACTTAATTTTGAGGTCTCTTATTAATTTCGATACCCCTTCTCTAAGGTATCTCTGTGCCGCAGAATCCTGCGATACAGATTGTGCAACATCCCACACTTTTGCTCCACCTCTCATATTCAGTAATCCTTCATAGATTGGTGTTGGATAAGCATTTGGTGCCGAAGGTTGCGCCACAACGTCGACGGTAATAATTTCAAAATCACTAACCTCGCCTGTTGACTCGTTTACATTTCCGGATCCTCTAGATGAAACACCTAGTTTCACTCCAGAATTTAACATTGTTTCTACCAATTTTCCCATTGGAGTAGGCAAGACCTTCATTTTACCATATCCATTAGGGCCATCCATCCAAACATCTGTAATCATGTGTGACACACGATCCAAATTTACTTTAAGATCTTCTGGATGGTCAACTTCACCAAGCACGGAATAGCCGCCTGTAATTTGATCTTTCAAAGTTTTTGTGGCTTTTGCTATTTCATTCACAGGATATATTCTTTCGT